CTCACGACAGCGCTACGTCGGATGCCTTATTTAGTATGTCCCGAAATATTATTGACAATATGACGGACGAACTCCGGCCTACCCTTCAAAAATCTAATGCGAAAGAAATCTTATTTGAAGAGAATAAAAGCGGGTACCGTCTATACACTGCTGGTTCACCAGAAGCTGGACGCGGAACTACCCCCACCATCGCCCACCTTTCCGAGGTTGGATTTTGGACTCACGACGAAAAGATTTTGGCGGGACTCTTCCAAGGAATCTCTCAAGCCGAGGGTACCGAAGTAATTTTGGAATCCACGGCGAACGGGGCTTCCGGAGAATTCTGGCGTCTCTTCCAAGGAGCGGCTAATGGGGAGAACGAGTACCTTGCAGTATTCATTCCCTGGTTTGCAACTGAGGAATATCGACGCGACGCCCCTTCGGGGTTTGAGAGAACCGTAGAAGAGGACGAGCTAGTTGAGAGGTACGATCTAGATAACGACCAGTTATACTGGAGGCGCCTCAAGATTGCTGAGGGCGGTGAGAATAAGTTTAAACAAGAATACCCAGCTAACGCTGAGGAAGCATTTATTGTTTCGGGTAACACCGTTTTTGACCAAGAAAAATTGAATGACCTAGTAGCTACTGAAGCAGAGGCTCTAAGAGAATTCAACCCAATGACGGGTGAATTTGTAGAAGCCAAAGAAGGCTCCCTAGAAATTTGGGAATACCCCCAATTCGATGTGCCCTTCATTATTGCCGCTGACGTAGCTCAAGGCGTAGGTAAAGATTATTCGTGCGCCGTAGTTATGAATTCCAATAGGGAAGTCGTAGCTATGTACCGTAATAACAGAGTAGACCCCACTGAGTTTGGGGAAATACTTTTTTATTTAGGTCGCTACTTCAATAACGCTTTGTTATGCGTTGAGTCTAATAGTATTGGTCTAGCTACATTATTACGTTTGGATCAGATGAGATATGTAAACTTATACTATCAAGCTAGGGTCGCCGATCTTTCGTCGTCCGAAGGCGCTCGTCCTGGATTTAAAACTACTATGTCGAGTAAACCACAGATCATTGGTTTACTCCAGAATGCGGTGAATGAAGATGATATTCGTATACCTTCAACAACAATTATCAAAGAACTCAAGACTTACATATCCAAAGATTCTGGAAAGATGGAAGCTATGGCTGGCTGTAACGATGATACTGTCATGGCTTTCGCTATGGGTTTAGAAGTCTTGAGGACCCACGGAAATAAACTTACAAACGATAGAGTGTCATGGAGAGACCGCGTAGGCGGTGCTAACATAGACGACGATACTAACTGGTTATAGGAGAGAGAAATGAAAAGTAAACACCCAGTTTCTGATAAATCATTATCAAACCTTAAACCGATTACCTCCCCCGAGATGGCTGAGGAATATCGTAAGAAAGGTTATGAAACTCGTATGCGTAATAAAGCTATTCGCGATGAGATCAAAGAGAAAATGGAACAACTAGCGAAGGTCATTAAAGAAGATGAAGCGTCATTTAGCGCTCTCGATGTCCTCCGTTATAATATGTACGAAGCACTTGAAGAAGGTGATAAAAGCGAAGCAACCCGTATTGCAGCTATCATAGCAGAATACGAAGCCCCCAAACTACAACGTCAAGAAGTTAACCAGACTATAAGTACCAGTGACTTAAGCGACGACGAGTTGGAAGCAGAAATTGCAAAGCTTACCTTAGTCAAGTAGCGTACACATATAGAGGACAATATGTATACGGTATACACAAAAGAAACATGCGGCTACTGTGAGAAGGCCGAAAAGTTACTCCAAGATAATTATCTTGAGTATGAGCTTATCGATGTGGATTCAGATCCCGAAACTCTAAAGATGTTTAAGAGTCGGAAATGGTCTACGGTTCCCCAAATTATGAAGGGTAACTTACACATCGGTGGGTACACTGAACTCAAGACTCATCTTACTAACGGTTATTATAAATCAGTTTACTCGGAGTAACTAAAATGGACACATATCAAAAATTTATTCACCTCTCACGTTACGCTCGTTGGGATGAGGAAACACAGAAACGGGAGACTTGGGAAGAAACAGTTACTCGCTACCTAGATTACTGGGGCGACCGCTTGAGCAAAGATGATTACGCTGAACTCTACAAGGCCATCCATTCAATGGAAGTAATGCCTTCTATGCGTTGTCTTTGGAGTGCTGGTAACGCGCTAGCTAAAAATAATGTAGCAGGATTTAACTGCTCCTTCCTAGCAGTAGACTCCCCCCGAGCCTTTGATGAAGCACTTTATATCCTAGCCAGCGGTACTGGTGTTGGGTTTAGTGTTGAATCAAAGTTTGTTTCTAAACTCCCCATCGTAAACGATACATTTACCGAAACTGAACGGGAGATTGTAGTTGGGGATTCCAAAGAAGGATGGGCGAAAGCTATCCGCAAACAAGTGGCAGATCTATATCTTGGTCAAGTACACCAGTGGGACTACAGTAAAGTACGCCCCGCAGGAGCTCGGCTTAAAACAATGGGAGGACGGGCTAGCGGTCCAGAACCTCTTATTGACCTCATGGGTTTCATCGATCGAATTTTTAAAGGAGCCGCTGGACGAAAGCTAACTCCCATTGAATGCCACGATATTCTATGTAAAGTAGGTGAAATCATTGTTGTCGGCGGTGTACGTCGGAGTGCTATGATTTCGCTTTCGGACCTTGGAGATCCCCAAGTACGCGATGCTAAAAGCGGTAACTGGTGGGAACACTACGGTCATCGGGCGCTAGCTAATAATAGCGCGTGTTACGAAGTAAAACCAGATATGGAGACCTTCCTAGATGAATGGACCGCCCTTGTCAAAAGTAAATCGGGAGAGCGAGGCATATTCTCGCGCGTTGCAGCTCAGGCGAAAGCGAGAGAGAATGGCCGCAGGGACGCTGATTGGGATTTCGGAACGAATCCCTGCTCAGAAATTATTCTGCGACCAAATCAATTCTGCAACTTATCGGAGGTAGTAGCTCGTGAAAAAGATACGAAGGCTAGTCTCAAGCGCAAAGTACGGTTGGCAACAATTCTTGGCACATTACAAGCAACGCTTACAGACCTTCCCTACCTGCGCTCAGTGTGGAAACGCAATACTGCCGAAGAGTCTCTGCTCGGAGTGTCTCTCACCGGAATCCAGGATTGCCCCCTCCTCCATAACCCAGACGCTAAACTCCTGAAGGAGATGAAAGATGTTGCTATCGAAACAAATAAGGAATGGGCTGATAAGTTGGGGATTCCCCAGAGTACAGCTATTACCTGTATTAAGCCATCCGGTACTGTTTCGCAGCTTGTTAATTCTGCTTCAGGCATTCACGGGCGTTTTGCCCCGTATTACATTCGTACTGTGCGACAAGATAACAAGGACCCTATCACTGATTTTCTGAAAGACGTAGGTGTACCTAACGAACCTTGCGCTATGAAACCGAATAGTACTACTATCTTCAGTTTCCCAATTAAATCTCCGGAAGGGGCTATTCTAGCAAATGAACAATCGGCTCTTGAGCAACTTGAGAACTGGAAAAATTTTGCAGTGAATTGGTGCGAACATAAACCATCTGTAACTATCTATGTTAAAGATGAGGAGTGGATGGAAGTTGGATCTTGGGTTTATAACCATTTCGAAATCTGTTCTGGCATTTCATTTCTTCCCTACAGCGATCATACGTATGCACAAGCACCGTATCAAGATTGTTCTGAAGAAACTTATGAAGAAGCTTTTGCAGCTTTCCCTTCCCAAATTAACTTTGCTGACTTAGTTAACTATGAAAAAGAAGATAACACAGAAGGCGCTCAAACACTTGCATGTGTAGCTGGCGCCTGTGAAATTTAAGGAGAACTAAATGTTAAATCTATTAAAAGTACTCCCCTCAATCTTAGCGCAAACATTGGACCCAAGGGTTGATAAACTCTTTGGCTTCGATGTTCCGCGCACTATTCAAGAAGCAGTTTGGACGGTAGCCGTATTTGCGGTATCAGTTTATTGTTTCTAGAAATTACCTTGGGCCGTGGTTAAGTAATAATGGTCCCAACGGAGCAGGCGTCGCGTTACGCCATTCGTTGTAGTGTCGGAACTCACTTATCCGATACCCGACAAGGGTTCCTAGGCACGAATGAAAACTGCCTATATAATTTAAGGAGATAATAATGAGTATAACTTATCGCGGT